GTATCGGTGCAGGAAATAAAGAAATACTAGGTGGTCAAAACGACAAAGGTATCTTTGTTTTGCACAATGGAGATACTGTAAAAACTCAAGCATCTTCAGCAACGGGGCAGATGGAAGTAGCAGTTACCTTTGAGCTTTTAGAAAGACCAACAGCGTTTAGTAACTTTAATGGATCTTAATATAGAACTACTGCCTTGGCAACAACAGGTCTGGGCAGACGACACACGTTTTAAAATAGTAGCTGCTGGGCGACGTACGGGTAAGTCTAGGTTAGCAGCGTGGATGTTAATCGTTAACGCACTACAGGCAGACAAAGGACATGTATTTTACGTCGCACCTACTCAGGGACAAGCCAGAGACATCATGTGGACCACCCTTCTCGATCTCGGGCATGAAGTTATCAGTGGTAGTCATGTTAATAATCTTCAAATTAAGCTTATTAATGGAGCCACTATCAGTCTCAAAGGAGCCGATAGGCCAGAAACCATGCGAGGTGTCAGCCTCAAGTTCCTAGTAATGGACGAGTACGCTGACATGAAACCTGAGGTATTTGAGCAGATCCTGAGACCTGCTTTGGCTGACCAGAAGGGATGTGCAATGTTCATAGGGACACCTATGGGCAGGAATCATTTTTACGAACTTTACAAATATGCGGAGTTAAGCAATGATCCGACGTACGCTGCATACCACTTTACTTCTTACGACAATCCATTGCTGGACCCGGACGAAATTGATATTGCTAAAAAGTCTATGTCTTCTTATGCGTTTCGCCAAGAGTTTATGGCGTCTTTTGAAGCGCGTGGGTCAGAAATGTTTAAGGAAGACTGGGTACAGTTTAGTGAAGATAGGCCCGAAGTAGGAGATTATTACATTGCAGTTGACTTGGCAGGATTTGAAGAAGTCAACAAGAAGAAGACTAAGAATTCCAAGCTTGACGACACAGCGATCGCCGTGGTTAAGGTCAATGAGCATGGTTGGTATGTTGACAATATCATATACGGTCGATGGTCACTTGACGAAACAGCAGCTAAGATATTTCAGGCCGTTAGAGATTACCGTCCCATATCGGTGGGAATCGAAAGAGGTATTGCTAAACAAGCCGTCATGTCACCTCTGATGGATCTACAGAAGCGGTACGGAACATTCTTTAGAGTAGAAGAGTTGACACACGGTAACAAGAAAAAGACCGACAGGGTAATGTGGGCGCTACAGGGGCGCTTTGAAAATGGGTACATTACGCTGAACAAGGGAGAGTGGAACTCTAGATTCCTAGATCAACTCTTCCAGTTTCCTGACCCTTTGACCCATGACGACTTGGTGGACGCTTTGGCGTACATCGACCAACTGGCAAATGTAGCGTACGACTACGACTACGAAATAGAAAACCATGAAATTTTAGACGTGGTAGCAGGATACTAATATGGCAGAATTTTACGAGCAAGATCCGTTGATGATCCAAGAAGCCCTTGAAGACTGGGTCATGAACAAATGCGAAGACTGGAGAGATCATTACGAAAGCAATTATGAGAACAGATTTGAAGAGTATTATAGACTATGGCGTGGTATATGGGACCCTGCTGACAGCGAGCGTCGGTCTGAGCGTTCCCGTATTATTTCTCCTGCACTTCAGCAAGCAGTTGAGTCTAACGTAGCGGAACTAGAAGAAGCCACCTTTGGACGTGGTAAGTGGTTTGACGTTAGTGACAACTTTGGTGACAGCCAGAGACAAGACGTGCTATTCCTGCGTAACAAGCTTACGGAAGACTTTGAAAACTGCATGGTGCGTAAAGCAGTAGCAGAATGCCTGATTAACGCCGCTGTATTTGGTACAGGCATTGGTGAGATTGTTATTGAAGAAATGAAAGAGATGTCACCAGCTACTCAGCCAATCATGGGCGGTGACTTACAGGCCGTTGGTGTTAACATACAAGAACGAGTAAAAGTAAAGCTAAAACCTGTACTACCTCAGAACTTCCTTATTGACCCTGTAGCCACCTGCGTAGAAGACGCTTTAGGCGTTGCTATAGACGAGTTTGTAAGCCTACACCACGTAGAACAGCTTCAGGAACAAGGTGTATACAAAGACACTTACGTTGGTCCTGCTGCTCCTGACACTGATCTTGAGCCTGACCAAGACATCACAATTTACAACGATGACAAAGTTCGTCTTACTAAGTACTATGGTTTAGTGCCACGAGAGCTTCTAAACGCCGCTATGAGCGAAGATGACGAAGAAGCAGTACCTGAAGAAGAGTCTGGCTCACGTTACGTAGAAGCCGTTGTAGTAGTTGCTAACGGCGGTATCTTGTTGAAAGCAGAAGCTAACCCTTACATGATGCAAGACCGTCCCGTTGTTGCTTTTCCTTGGGACGTAGTACCCGGACGTTTCTGGGGTCGTGGAGTCTGCGAAAAAGGCTACAACTCTCAAAAAGCTTTGGACACAGAGTTGCGAGCTAGAATCGACGCTCTAAGTCTTACGATCCATCCAATGATGGCTATTGACGCAACTAGGCTACCTCGTGGTGCTAAACCCGAAGTACGCCCCGGAAAGATGATACTAACCAGTGGAAACCCTAAAGAAGTTCTTCAGCCATTCAACTTTGGTCAAGTTAGCCAAATTACTTTTGCTCAAGCAGGAGCATTGCAGCAGATGGTACAGCAGGCAACAGGAGCCGTTGACTCAGCAGGAATCGCTGGCTCTGTTAATGGCGAGGCTACTGCCGCTGGTATTAGTATGTCTCTTGGCGCTATTATTAAACGCCATAAGCGGACATTAATTAATTTCCAACAGTCGTTCTTGATTCCATTTGTTAAGAAGGCCGCACATCGGTACATGCAGTTTGATCCTGAGTCGTATCCAGTGGCTGACTATAAGTTTAACGCAAGCAGCACATTGGGCATCATTGCTCGTGAGTACGAAGTCACTCAGTTGGTGCAGTTGTTGCAGACTATGGACCGACAGTCACCGTTGTACAATACTTTGATCCAAAGCATTATTGACAACATGAACCTGTCTAACCGTGAAGAGCTTCTGGCAGCAATGTCAAAAGCTATGCAGCCTAACCCTCAAGCACAACAAATGGCTATGGCAACACAACAAGCACAGCTTGAGTTCCAGCAGTCACAAACTGCAGCTTTGTCTGCTCAGGCACAAGAGTCGTCTGCTAGAGCCACTAAACTAGCAGCAGAAGCACAAGCTGTTCCAGTAGAGCTTGAAATTGATCGTATTAACGCTGTTACTCGAAACCTCAAAGAAGGTGACCAAGAAGACAAAGAGTTTGAGCGACGTATGCGCGTTGCAGACACTCTTCTTAAAAACAAAGCAATAGAAGGCAAAACAAATGTTAATAACTCAGAAAGAGATGCAACTCCTGCTAGACCAAATCAACCACAAGTTCAGCGACCAGTTCGCCCGGTTGGACCAGCTGGAAGCCAAAGTGGAGGAATTGAGTAATGCCCAAGTCAAAGGACCCAAAACTAGCACGAGCAGGGGTAAGCGGGTACAACAAGCCAAAGCGGACGCCTAATCATCCGACTAAGAAGTTTGTAGTAGTAGCCAAAGAAGGTGACAAAACTAAGACCATACGTTTTGGTGACGCCAAGATGACTATTAAGAAAGACCAGCCTGCGCGACGTAAATCGTTTAGAGCGCGTCACAAGTGTGACACAAACCCACCCAGCAAACTCACGGCGAGGTACTGGTCTTGTAAGAAGTGGTAAAACAGCCGTGAGGCTATTGCACGTCGTGATGACGTTAGGAGAACACAATGCGAACACTACTAGTAGCAATAATGCTGCTGTCGTTACAGGCATCAGCAGACACTAAGATTCTCATAGAAAAAGCAGATCAGCAGTATGTAGTTATACCAAGCTGCAACATATCTGAAGACGTAACTCAAGTAGCAGTACACAGGCTTAGAGTAGGCGCACCAGTATACATAAGACACAAAGGACGACAAGTCCGGTGTAAAATTGAAGACTACTATCAAGTAAGGAGCTAAACATGCCAATGGGACCCGGAACATACGGAAGTAAAGTAGGACGACCACCTAAAAAGAAAAAGAAGGCTATGCCTGTAAAACGAAGTAGAGGCACAGGAAGCCGCAAGGGTAAATAAATGCCTAAAGCCAAAACTAAAAAAGCTAACGACGCTTGTGCGCGTAAGGTCAAGTCTAGGTACAAAGTCTGGCCTTCCGCGTACGCATCAGGTGCAGTTGCCAAATGCCGCAAGGTAGGCGCTAAGAACTGGGGTAACAAAAGTGGCCGTAAGAAAAAGTAAGAAGGGTGCAGCCCTTAAGAAGTGGTTTAAGGAAGAGTGGGTAGACGTTAAGACAGGTAAACCCTGTGGACGTAAGTCTGCAAAGAAGGGTGAGTCCAAACGCCCCTATCCCTCTTGTCGTCCTAAAGCTGTTGCAGCTAAGATGACCAAAGCTGAAAAAGCTTCTTCTGCTCGTCGTAAGACAGGCCCCGGTAAAATTAAACACGCTGTTACAGCTTCAGGGAGACGTAGAAAAAAGTGAGTTACGAAACTAAAGTAAAACAAGCTTTAGATATATGTTTAAACAAAAACTACTTTAAGGGAAACGACAAAGAAACAGCCATAGTAATGTACTCAGGCGGTATGGACAGTGTGTCATTATTATGGAATCTTTTGGAACACACAAAACAGGACATACACGTACACTCAATACACATTGACAACTCTGAGGGCCGTGTCAAAGCGGAAGCAGAAGCAGTTAAAAACACAATTAACTACATGAAGGAACACCAAAGACCCTTTGAGTTTTCTTCTTCGGTTTACTCCCTTAAAATGAAGTATCCCGGAGGTAAGGACATGACTCTTGCGTTGTTCCAAGCTATGAGAGCAGCGTCAGGTTTAGGCAAAGCGTTTAACATTGTGTACACAGGCGACTACAATATAGGAAGAGACGAAGGAGCAGAGGCTCAGGGTGTGCTTAACGCTCTGTCTACTACTCGACGTGTTAAGCCTATTTGGTTAGCGCCTTTTGAACACATGACGTACAACTCTGTAGAACGCAGCAAAGGTATCTACTTAAGTATGCCTGAGTACTTGCGTAACAATTACTGGTCCTGTAGAAAACCTACAGAGTTGCTTAGTGGTTTTGTTGTTTGTGGCGAATGTCACGCATGTGAACGACAAGAAACCATGCAAAAAAACTTGACAACTGCATAAAAGTATGCTATAATAAAACTATAGTTAACAACATTAGAGGAAACTATGACTCCTGAGCTTGAAACCTACTTCGACAACTACAACGAACTCTTCAACCACGAAGGTTTCAAACAACTCCTACAAGAGTTATCCAACAATGCACAACAATTGGCTGACATTCAGACAGTCAAGGACACAGAAGACCTATACTTCCGTAAAGGCCAAGTTGCTGCTTTCGCTACTGTAATTAACCTCCAAGGTACTATAGAAGCGGCTAGAGAGCAAGCAGAAGCAGAAGAAGAAGGTCCTGTTGATGTTTAAAATCTATGACTTCCGTTGTACTAACGGACACGTCTTTGAAGAAATGGTAGCGAGTAACGTCACAACCAGTAGGTGCGGTTGTGGCGCGAATGCTACAAAAATGGTATCTGCCCCGTCATTTCACTTGAATGGTTCCGATGGTTCATTCCCCGGAGCGCACATGAAGTGGGTGAAAGAACACGAAAAAGCAGGTCAAAAATAACCACATCTCCACAATGATAACGATCACGGAGTTTAATTATGTCTAGAGCAACGATTCTAGATCTGCCCCCTGAAGAGGAAAACGCGGATCAAATCGAACAAAACGAAGTTAACGAGATTCAACAAGAACCCGTTGAGCAACCTCAGCCAGAAGAACCCAGCTTACCAGAGAAGTACCAAGGTAAGTCTTTAGAAGAAGTAGTTAAGATGCACCAAGAAGCTGAAAAGCTACTAGGTCGTCAGTCTTCTGAAGTAGGTGAACTTCGTAAAGTGGTGGATGACTACATTAGTACTCAAACACCCGCCCAAGCACCTCAACAGCAACACGTTGAGCCTGAAGACGATATTGACTATTTTACAGATCCTCAAGCAGCCGTCAATCGTGCTATTGAGAATCATCCTAAAATTAGGGAAGCACAGCAGTACACTGAGCAGTACAAGAAGCAAACTTCTTTAGCTGCTGTACAGGCTAAACATCCAGACATGCAAACAATCCTTGGTGATCCCAAGTTTGCTGAATGGATTAAAGCTTCAAAAATCAGGACTCAGTTGTTTGTAGCAGCTGACCAACAGTACGACGCTGATGCCGCAGACGAACTCTTCTCACTCTGGAAAGAACGGAAGACAGTAGCTAGGCAAACTGCCGCAGTTGAAAAGCAGGCACGTAAGCAGACACTCAAGGCAGCTAACACAGGCAACGCACGAGGCACTGGTGAAGGAACACGTAAGAAGGTATATCGCAGGTCCGACATTATTAAACTAATGAAAACAGACCCTGAGCGTTACCAAGCATTGTCAGACGAAATACTACAAGCTTACGCGGAGGGTCGAGTCAAGTAATCTAAAGGAGATTTATCATGGCTGGCGAAACTTCCGGAACCTACTTCACAGCGAATGCTGTAGTAGACAAAACCGCAGCAGGTACTTTTATTCCAGAAATTTGGAGTGATGAAGTAATTGCTGCATACCAAAAGAACCTAAAGATGGCTCCTCTTGTCAAGCGCATTCAAATGTCTGGCAAGAAAGGCGATGTAATCCACATCCCTAAGCCTACTCGTGGTGCAGCTTCTGCTAAGGCGGAATCAACTGCAGTAACAATCCAAGCAAACCTTGAGTCAGAGTTGACTGTCACTGTTGACCGTCACTTCGAGTACTCACGTCTTATCGAAGACATCGTAGAAGTACAAGCTCTTAACAGCCTCCGTCAGTTCTACACTGAAGACGCTGGTTACCAGCTTGCACTTAAGGTTGATACTGACCTTATCAATGCTACTACTGGCTTCGGTGACGGTACTCGTACTCAAGCTCCTACTGACGGCGCTAACTGGGAAAATAGCAACAGCTACTACTTTAACGCTGCTCTAGGTCTTGCTACTTACACTGACGACACTGTAGCTACTGGTGACAACTTCACTGACCTTGGTTTCCGTGAAGCTATCAAGCTTATGGACGACGCTGACGTTCCTATGGAAAACCGTGTACTTGTAGTTCCACCTGCAGTACGTAAGTCTTTGATGGGTATTGACCGTTACGTGTCTTCTGACTTTGTCGGTGGACGTGGCGTTGAGTCAGGTCTTATTGGTAACCTTTACGGCGTAGACATTTACGTTTCAAGCAACGCTCCTGTACTGGAGACTGCTGCTCAAAACTCTATCGCTGTACGTGGTTGCTTGTTCTTCCACCAAGACGCTCTCGTTATGGCAGAGCAGATGGCAGTACGTTCGCAGACTCAGTACAAGCAAGAGTACCTCTCTACTCTGTACACTGCAGACACACTCTACGGTGTTGAAGTATATCGTCCAGAAGCAGGATTTATCCTCGCAGTCGCTGACGAGTAAGACCAATGGGGGGTCAGCAATGGCCCCTTTTTCCTTCCCCTTCTTCTTCTTCTCTGCAATAGGACTTACTAATGTCTAACTATACCAAGACTACAGACTTTGAAGCAAAGGACTCGTTACCTACAGGCGACTCAGGAAAGATCATCCGTGGCGCTGAATTTGAAACAGAGTTCGATGCAATCTCCACTGCTATTGCAACCAAAGCAGATACCGCAGGGCCTACGTTTACCGGAACCCTGACCTTTGAAACTATTTCTGACGGAATTATTGGTGTCACTGCATTCGTTGACGAAGACGATATGTCGTCCGACAGTGCAACTCTGGTTCCTACACAGCAGTCCGTAAAAGCGTACGTTGACTCACAAGTCACTGCACAAGACCTAGACTTCCAAGCCGACTCAGGCGGTGCGCTAAGTATTGACCTAGACTCTGAATCACTGACCTTTACAGGCGGCACTGGTATTGATACGTCTGGCTCAGGTAATGCTGTTACCTTTGCTATTGACTCTACCGTTGCCACACTGACTGGCACTCAGACGCTGACTAATAAGACTCTTACGTCTCCCGACGTAAACACTCCTGACATTGACGGTGGTACTATTGACGGTGCCACTATTGCTACGTCAGACATTACAGTAGGCACTGGTAAAACCTTGGATGTCTCTAGTGGCACACTAACGTTGGCTGATGACCAAATCTCTGGCGACAAAGTTGAAGGTGGTACTATTGCTTCAACTACGATCACAAGCCTAGCTTCTACTACTGTAGACACAACCAATCTAGAAGTAACCAACATCAAAGCTAAGGACGGCACTTCTGCTGGTTCTATTGCTGATAGTACTGGTGTTGTGACTCTTGCGTCCTCTGTACTAACTACAACAGACATCAATGGCGGTACGATTGACGGAGCCACTATTGGTGGTACTACTGCAGCAGCAGGATCATTCACCACTGTTTCTGCTACAGGCAACATTACTGTAGACGGCACTGTAGACGGACGTGACGTAGCTACAGACGGCACTAAGTTAGACACAGTAGAAACCAATGCAGACGTAACGGACACGACTAACGTCACAGCCGCTGGTGCTGTCATGGACAGTGAGTTGACCAATGAGACTGCTGTTAAGTCTCTAGACCAAGGCGTAGCTACTACTGACTCACCTACCTTTGCTGGCCTTACGACTACAGCAAACGTGTCATTCGGTGACAACGACAAGGCTATCTTCGGTGCTGGCTCTGACCTTGAAATCTACCACGAGTCGTCAACAGGACGCAGTTTTATCAAGGAAACTGGGGCA